GAGCATCCCCAGCAGCATCCTCATCATCAGGTCCCCCAGGAGCATCCCCAGTCCCAGTCTCATCATCAGGTGCCCCAGCACTAGCATTATCAGGTGCCCCAGCACTAGCATTATCAGGTGCCCCAGCAGGTGCCCCAGCAGTAGCATTATCAGGTGCCCCAGCAGTATCATTATCATCAGCCTTATCAGGTGCCCCAGGAGCATCCCCAGCAGCAGCCTCATCATCAGCAGCCCCAGCAGCAGCTTCATCAAATAATTTGTGGATCATAGATGAATTTATACATGCTCGTAACCAAGAAGAAGCGAAACGCAGAGAAGCGTTGGGTTTAATTTCATCCTCGTCCCCCTCTTCTTCCTCCTCCTCCTCCTCGTCTTCCTCTCTATTCCGCGCCCCAGCCGCTGCACCAATCATCCCCAGAATCAATCTTGTCGATGCCATCAAACGAGAAACCGATCGGGAAAAACGAAAGAGAATTTTCGATGCCATGACCCATGACGAGAAAATGGAACTCATAAAAGAAATTGTCAAGAGACGCCGCCAACATGCCAAAACTACCACCGTTCCATTAACCCGCCGAGTAGGCGTCGACACTATCGACCCCACCAGAGAAGCCCTTCCCTTACCCACCGTATTTCCTCCTGCCCGCGGCGCGGTTCGACTTGCTCCTCATGGCAGACGAGACTTTCATGGCCCCACAGCTCCTCGTATTCCACCCGAAGGAGCTTTGCCTCCTCCCACTCCTCCTCCTGCTCCAAACAACCGTTTCGGTGCATGGTTATGGAATATCATAAAAGTCCCCCAAACAGTCTATGCCTGGATTCTTAGTTACCCGTTTTGGACGAATTTTATTTTGATTTTTAGCAAACTCGCCCGCGTATTCATTTGCGCCTACATGTCAGGTATCACCGCATCCGACTTGAAAATCATTGCTGGGTCCATGATAACCGTTTTGCAAGAAAACTCCATAGCCATTGTTATCTTTAATAGTATTTCAAATTTTTATACCTGTATGACATATGCTGGAGGACCAGCTGCCCTTGTTGCTCTTTATACGGGGGGAACGAGTTTGATAGCTGCCATGGGGGCATGTCTTGTCGGCTCTGCGCTGCCTTTATACAAAATGATTTCCACCGCAATCATCTACATATTTGAAAATGCCTTTGCCTTTATGAAACTACTCTTTACTCCAGACAGCTGGATGAAATTTTGCGATACAATGAATTGGGGTGTTGATTGTGTAATGACTCCCATGACCTGCTCTGAATCCATTTTGGGAATGGAGAGTCAGGATCAAGCTGTGAGAGCGGATGCAATCTTAAAGGGCAAAAAGTTATGGTTGCTTGGTCCTCTGCGTCGGCTGTTGTACAGTACATTTCCGCGAACGTTTTTCTTCATGATCATGGGTTTGATTCCTGGATGGGTATTCAACTACGTACTTAAAATGTTAGGAGCTTATTATACTCCTCTTGGAAAAAGCGTAGCAAAGGTTACTGAGTATATAGACTATGTTATAGCGGCAGTCAATAGATTGACGGGGAGATCATACAAACTCACTATCGGAGATTTGATAATGATGGGCATGAGTCAAGTGGGAATCGTCACCCAATGGAAAATTATTATGGAAGAGCTATACAGCTGGTATAGTGACGTTATCCCATGCGTTGCCAAACGAGTATTGGGGAAATATTTGAAATTGGATAAATTTTTTTCTTCCCCATCTGAAGTTGTTGAAGCTAAGACCGATGAAACTTGTTGTTTCAAAGAAGTGGTGAATCAATTAAAACAAGCACTAGAATTGAAAAATTACTCTGGGTACGTGAAAGCCGCGGCAAAATTGACCCAAACTGCTTATACGGCAGGGCAAAAAGTAACCGAGTATTCCAGGTGGGCCTTGAGAAAGATTGGGACAGGCATATGGGATGCGGGTGATGTCATGTTCAACTATTTCTTTACTGGTGGAAGCGATATTCGCCTAAAAATTCTTCTTTTGAAACGCCCCGTTTATTGTCTCTGGGTGCGAACAGGGAACTCAAACATCAAAAAGAGAATTTGTTTCTACCTTTTCATGTGGAATCCAAAACGGCTCGGTCATTTTCGTCCCGAAGAAATTCAACGCATGGGAGTCGGAGACGTCCATATCGGAGTCATCGCCCAGCAAGTCAAAAAGGTGTTTCCTGATGCGGTTCATCCTGGCGATCACGGATATCTTACCATCGATACCCGCAAAATCCCCTGTGCTTTGTCGACTGTAATGGAAGGGCTCAATGGCTATTATCGAGCTCCTCGCCATTGCGATCCTCTTGACAACGATCAAAAGAGACAGCTGAAAGATATTTCCATGGTGAAATCCACCCATACGCCCAGAAACCTGACATCGGCCATTATGACGACAAGAACTCGGAAAAAGTAGACGACCTTTTTTGACATCATTACCATAAATCCGTTCTTTTTCTTTCCATAAATCATAATTATCATCCCTTTCACCAAAATATGTACTCTGCGTCCGTCGCTTCCTCTTGTTCGGGCTCCTCTTCCTCCTCCGCCACCGCCACCGCCCTCGCCACCGCCCTCGCCACCGCATCACCCCAAAACAAAACGATTGTGGAAAAACGCTTTTACCGCAAACGAATCCTCGATTTGATCCGCCGTTTTCTCTTTGTCTACTCAGACGACGACCGCGTTTATTTGGACCGATTGCCCGCCAAAATGAAGGATGCCTTGGAATTGTTTAGTGGGACCGCCATCGACCATTTCCAGTACGTCGATATGGTCGACTTCTATCAAGCAACGTACTCCGCGGAAAGCCAGGATTCGGCCGCAACACCCGCCACTAGGAGTGATGCACCAGGGGAAAACGCACTTCCAATCGAACCCGCCGTCACCAAACTACTCGATTCGGTCTTTCTGCACACCAATCAAAAACGATGCCCCCCGTGGGCGAAAAAACCGCCCACCCTAGATTCGTTCGTCATCATGAAGAGCCCGCCCGCCTCTCATGCGGGGGCAAACGAACCATTCATTCATATTCCCGTCGTCCGCCCTTTCAATCCGCTCGATCCTTCTTTGAAAGAAAAAGGTATTCGCAAGCCCGCTACTAAATAATAGCCCCAGGTACATCTTTTTGTCTCTGACCCTTTAATAAAGTCGTGGGAATTTGTCGGAAAAAGCAAGAAAAAAAAAGGCAAGTAAAAAAAGGGGCAAAATCTTTTCCTTTTAAAAACAAATCGCGTCGGATACACATAAAGTCGGGTCGAATGCCGCCCAGGCCCCCTTCCAAACGTCGCAAATCCAAGCAGCCCAAGCCGCGCAAAGGGCGCAAGATGTCGTCAGAGCGGCGTCAGTTCCGCATCAACATCAAGACCCACGAAAACTCCGCCAAGACCAAAAAAATGCGTTGCGCTCCCCGTCCTGGCCATCCAGAGAAGTCCTATTCGTGTTACACCGACCAGACATTGATCGGCCTTCGCAATCAATGGAACAAAAGTTACCCCAAGGATTCCTGCTGGGACAACGATCCCCACAAGATATGGGTCTTTTTGGATTCGCGGTTGAATCACAAATGTGAGACCGAGTCTTGCTGGGTAAAACAACCCTTTGCCAAAGAAAAGTTCAAGCAAGAATTGCGGACCTCGTTCGCGCCCAAGGCTCCTTCGTCGTGGAAAAAGAACCCGAACGAATGGCTGTCGAGCGACGAAATCGCCAAAGTAATGAAACAGTACGAAAAAACATACCCATGCTTTTTGTTCTTGGGGCCCAGTCCAATCGATTTCGACAAAAAGATCAAGGGAGGAGAATGCGTCTGGGATGAGCTCTGCCAATTTGATCTCCAGGAACATCTAAAAGCGGGGAAAAACAAGTTTGGGTTCTCCTTCAACACGGACACGCACAAAGGGACGGGCGAGCACTGGGTGAGTATGTTTTTGAATATGCAATCGCAGCCACCGATCCTCTTTTATTATGATAGTGCTGGAGACCGAATACCTGTGCGCATCAAGCGACTGGCAGACCGCATCATCGCCCAAGGCAAAACGCTTAGTCCCACGCCCGTCAACATCCAGTTTGATCAAAACGCCCCTGTAGAGCACCAATTCAAAAATAGTGAGTGCGGCATTTACAGTTTGTTTTTTATTGTGCATATGCTAGAGGACAAAATCACCAAAGAATATTTGAAATCGCATGTTTTAAAAGACGACTACATCGAAAAATTTCGCGACGTCTACTTCAATGACGATGTCTGATCGCGCGCTTCCGCTTTGGGTTTCTGTGTAGTCAGCTTGTACTTCATTGGGCGGCCGTCGTCATAAATATCAATGACGCAAAGTTGGGTATAGCCTTCGTCCTGATAAAAATCTTTGGGGGACTTGCTGATTTTTGGTTGCACGAGAAACTCCGAATGGGTATGAGAATAAATAATAAACTTTTCCAATGCTTCTTTGGCCTGACGCACATTGTAGATACTTCCCTTTCCTACAGGATTCACCACTTCTTCGGTTCCGTAACGAGTTATATCTTCCAATGCTACATTGCCCGTTCGTATGGCTTTTTCCTTGTTCTGGCGAATCACTTCTTCGTCAAATCCCAAACCGTATTTCACTTTTCCCAGAACAAACGAGTAAAGATCGTTGAAAAATGCAGAAAAATATTTGCCGTTTTTGGTCGTTACATCTTGATTTAATTGACGCATAATAGCAGTGAGGAAACGCAAATCGTGGCTCATATTTCGCAGGCGTTTTGATCGAAATAAATTGCTGGGAGTCAACGATTCCGCCATACCCCGATGCCCGAACTGCCCCATATGTTGCGCGTCTCCACAATCCTCGCTTTGAGAGAGCATTTGGAAAACTTCCTCACTGCTGAAGCCGTTGTGGTCCTCAAAAAAACAGCGACCATAATCGATGAATTTTACCAAGAGTTGCGACTGAAACGTAAGTGTACGACCGCTTTCATGGCTGTGATAATTGTAGGTAATATAACTTCGCGGACCGACTTTGTAGAGGAGTACGTTGCCCCTGTGCAGATCGTAGTGAGTAAACGATTCCCGCAACGCTGACAGCGTATAATAAATTTGATACAAAACATAGGGTAGCTCAAAGGTCAGATAATGTCGGATTACGTATTTTGGATCGTCTTTGGTGGATACTTTTGACGGTTGCCATGTTTGTATCATCTTTGAAAAGTCCGCCATGGTCATGGGATCGTGCACGCTTTCGACAAGAAGACACAGCAAGTACGAGTCGGGATGACATGTCAGCTGCCCGAGAAGACCTGGATTTTCTCTGATTTCTTTCACTACTTTGAGTGAAGATCCATACAAGGGCAGCAGGCTCCTTTTCCACGCTTTGGGATCGTTCTCGTGGGCATTGGATTGTTTTGTCGCGCGGGAGATTGCGTGGTGAAACTCTTTGTGTTTGCATTGGTAAATCCCCAGCGTCCGAATAAAGTGGGGGAAACGGTCGGTGAGACTATTGATGTAAAGTCCCACAAGATATTCATAGAACAACGAATCGGGAATGCGGGACTTGCTGCGTTCCTTTTCGCATTTGAGAATCGCGTACAATTTGAGGTCATCGCTGACAAAAGGCATGGCAAAAACGACACCGTTCTGAGAGTCCGTGCCTATCTTGCGAATGGGGCCTGTCAAATAGGTGAGATACGGCATATTGAAAACCTTTTCGGTAGACATCTGGGCGCGCCCGAGCGCCAAACAAAACCCATCATTGCCGTTGCACAGGACTTTGTAGGCCTTCTTGTAAAATTGGCGCGAGTACCGATTCAGCGTAGTTCTGTATTTGACGGCGGCCTTGGCCGTTTCCATGTGGTGGTTGACGCGACGCATAATGTCGTGATATTCGCGGGTTCGTCGAGCGGCGGGACTGTCTTCGTCATCGTCCTCGCCCTCGTCCTCGTCCTTCTCGCTTTCTTCCATTTCTCCCTCTTCGCGACTGGGTTTGGCCGTGACAATGACAGTTTCCTTCGAGTTTGGATGCTCCATGTTAAATGAAGCTTGCCGTTCGCACATTTTCATTGCCGCTTTCTCCGCCCTGGCTTCTTCTTGAACTAACAACGGGAGATCGGTCGTCATTCGTGGCCGTTTGAGTTCGCGGGACCTGGATCGGGACCTAGATCGGGATCGGGATCGGGATCGACTTCGTGTACCCGACCCTGCTCCCCCTTCATGGCGAGGACATTTCTTTCTGGAAAAACATTTGGACATACTCAGGCTCGGTCAATCAAAAATGAAATCTACGGCCCCGATTTTCTTTTTTTTTATGGATTTTCAATTGTTTATTGAGAATCAACATTTTTTCTGCCCTTCTTGAAAAAAAAATTTTGATTTCATCTACAAAAAGTTTGAGAGATTGGAAAATGAAATTTCTAAAAAAAAATAAAAAATAAAAAATAAAAATCTTCAAAGAGAGAAAGAGAAATGAAAATGAAAATGAAAATGAAATAAAAATCAAAATTTTTTTTCAATTTCTTGGGGACCCGCTTTTCCCAAACTCGTGGGAATTTGCCAAACATGGACGTGTCTACATAAAAAGCAAATTCTTCTTTCATTGATTTTAAAATGCAAACGCAAATGATGTTAATTTTGTAAATTTCACAATTTAAACCTTCTTGTAATTCACAAAACATGTTCGCCTATCCGTACGATCTGAGAGAAATTGTCGCTTTTGACAGTATTCGCGAGGAATCTGGTCAAGAACCATTTTGGTTTAAAATGGAGTACACCCGCACACGGGGGGAATTTCGTGACATGGAGATTGACGATTACAAGATTGAAAGCAACATGATGAAAGCCGTTTATGGACAAATTCTTTTGTTGCAGCCGTTGATGAATGTGGATAAATCGATGTTGGCCAAGAGCGACATGATCGTTGACAACACTTTGCGACTTTTCAAGACCCTGCCTCCACTACCCACCTCCGAAGATAAGATGATTATCTCAAAGGACAAACGTCTTGATGCCATTATACCCACGCAAGAAATTTTGATGCGTTGCTACGAGAAAAACTATGCTACGTCGGGTTCTGCGTTTGATAAGATGGTTGTTTTTGCGACATCCCGTTTCGAAAGCCTGCCCCCTGACAGAAAACGCTTTCTGCGATTCCAATTCATGAGATCCCTTCTCTACGAATCCGCCTACAATTACGTGATCGAATCCGCGCTAGGCCCCGACCACGGATCCCGTTATCCCATTTCCGTTTTGTTGATAAGACTTATTGACCATCCGAGGAAAATAGATACTTGGACAAGCAAATGTTGCGGCAACAAACTCTGCGTCAACGAGGCCGTCATGAAGTGTGCATCTTGCCCTACCTATTATTGTTCAAAGGAGTGTCAGAAGATGGACTGGACGGGCAGTCACTATTCCGCGAAGTCTATCAATCATAAGGCCGTTTGTCTCAAAGGTCCCACCCAAACATTCCACAAGGCGTTCAACAGTTTGAAATCTACTTTGGGACCTTTTTTGAATGGCGCGGCCAAGTCCGTGGAAGAAAAAAAGGAGACTATTGATAATATACATACGATAATGGATCTTATTGAAAAACACGCTCAACTAACTCCCGAAATGGAGGAACAAAAAAAAATTGTGAAAAGATATCTTGCTTCTCTGTGAAAAAAAATTTGTTTTTCATCTATAAAAAGTTTGAGAAAAATGAAAATGAAATTCTTAAAAAAAATAATTTTTTAAAAAAATATTTTTGGACTTCTCAGAAAAAATGAAAATAGAAATGAAAAAGAAAATGAAAATGAAATTTTTTTTTTGAGAAAATCATTGGGGAAGAAACTCAGGAAGAAACTCAGGAAGAAACTCAGGAAGAAAGAGCCTTGGTTCCAAAATAGGCAAAGGCTGCGAACAGTGCAATATGCCAGACAAGATGCAGAATGTTAATCCCGATGAAGAGTTTTGCGGCCGTCCCCATCTTTTGGGGAAACATGGACGTCCGTTTGCCTTTTTTCATCAAGATGGGAAAGAATGAAGAAGAGAATGAACAAGAGAATGAACAAGAGAAAGAAATCGGCAAAGTCGTGGGCAATTACTTACTTTGAGAGACAAAAAGTTTTATGATATAAAGAGATACCATTGGTAGGATAATTAACTTTTGGAAGGGGGACAAAAATCACAATTAAACCTCCGATCCAACATCGTTCCACCGCTTTTATTGAACAAAAACCCAACCAACTTTTCTAAAAATGCAGCAATCCGAGATGTATGTCCTCAAACGCAACGGAGAACAAGAATTGGTCTCTTTTGACACTATTCTTGCTCGAATCCGCCACCTCAAAGAAAACCCTGCGTTTGGATTGGAACTAACAGGGGTCAGGGTAGGCGAGTTGGCGAAAAAAGTAATTGATCAGCTCTACAGCGGCATTCCAACCACTCGTATCGACGAACTTACCGCGGAACAATGTGCTTCGATGATTACTGTCGATATCGATTATGGAACCTTGGCCGCCCGCATTGTCGTCTCAAACCACGAAAAGAATACCAAAACTGATTTTGTGGAGGTGGTGAATGAGCTCTACGGTGTCCAGACACGAAATTGCTTCAACGGGGTGTACGAGCCCGTCGGTTACATGTCTGGATTCGGTCGCGAAGAAGGAAGCGACGACGGCGACGCTTACGCCGAGAGCGCAAGGGGGTCCGCCAGCAAAGAGAAAGGGCTCATTTCCCATGAGTTGTGGGATTTGGTCAACTCGCAAGAAGCCCGCAATCCTGGATGCTGGAACGCGATTCTTTGTTACGACCGTGATTACCTCCTCGACTATTTTGGTTTCAAGACCTTGGAAAAGGCTTACCTCATGCGAAATTTACAAGGCGTCATTGTGGAACGCCCCCAACATATGTGGTTACGTGTCGCGCTCGGCATTCATGGCGACGACATGCCGCGCGTGAAAGAAACGTACGACCTGATGTCTCGCAAATATTTTACGCACGCGACCCCGACTCTCTTCAATGCAGGCACTCCGCGTCCGCAAATGAGTTCCTGCTTTTTGCTTGCGACCAACAAGGACAGCGTCGACGGGATTTACGATACACTGAAGGAATGCGCACAGATCTCCAAGTGGGCGGGGGGCATCGGATTTCATATTAGCAATGTGCGTGCGCAAAGTGCGCATATTCGCGGCACCAACGGGCAGTCCAATGGGCTCGTGCCCATGCTCAAATTGTTCAACGATACGGCGCGTTTTATCAACCAAGGCGGGAAACGAAACGGATCTTTTGCTGCCTATTTGGAGCCGTGGCATCCCGACATTTTCGACTTTATCGAGATGAAACTCAATCACGGGGACGAGGAAAAGCGGGCGCGCGATCTCTTTTATGCGGTGTGGATTCCTGATTTGTTTATGGAGCGCGTCAAGGAAAATGCGGACTGGACTCTGATGTGCCCTCACTCGTTTCCTGGACTGGCGGATGTGTACGGAGACCAATTTCGAATGCGGTACGAAGCCTACGAACATCAGACCCAAGCTTTGGTCGGCGGCGGTGGTGGCGGTGCAAGGGATCCAAAACCTCTGTGGAGAGTGGTCAAGGCGCGCGATTTGTGGTACGCCATTCTTCATGCGCAAATGGAGACGGGCAATCCGTACATGCTCTACAAAGACGCGGCCAATATCAAAAGCAACCAAAAGAATATTGGTGTGATCAAATCCAGTAATTTGTGCTGCGAAGTCACGTTGGTGAGCGATCCCGACCAGACAGCCGTGTGCAATCTGGCGAGCATCGCTCTCTGCATGTTTGTCGACTTGGGGGTGTCCCCGCCGCGTTTCAATTTCGAACTGTTTCGACGAGTTGTCCACGTCGCGACCCGCAACTTGAATTGTGTCATCGATCGCAACTTTTATCCTGGTGAGAAAGCCGCGCATAGTAACTTCCTGCATCGCCCGATCGGTCTGGGCGTGCAAGGCTTGGCAGATACGTTTATTCTCATGGGATTCGCCTTCAACAGTCCCGAGGCCAAGGCGCTGAACCTCGATATTTTTGAGACGATGTCTTTTGCCGCCCTGGAAGAAAGCAATCGTTTGGCAGCCGAGCGCACCCAGGGAATTCGCAAGTTGCGCGAACTCTGGCGGGCGTATTTGGATTATTTAGACATGACTCAGCGGCGCAAACTTCGTCTCCAGGCAATGGACGAACTCAGATTCGAATTGATTTTCGACGCCTTTCCCGACCTGGAACGGTTTCTCTGGAAGCATTTGGATTGGTTGGCGGACGAAGAAGAAGAAGAAGACGACGCGACTGATTGCGGCGTGGGCGTGAAGATTGTCAGCGACGATGGTAGCATGACGATTACCGATCAAGACGAGACTATTCTTCGCGAACGGGCTAAAGCTCTCAAAAATATCCATGCTCGGGTATTTGAGGTGGACGACGACTTCCACATAAGCGATCCGTTTTGTGGGGCCTACTCCTCGTTCGAAGGGTCTCCCGCATTTAGCGGCGTTCTCCAGTACGATATGTGGGGCATGACAGAGTTTGTCGAGTCGCGCGGCCGCCATGACTGGAAAGGACTCAAAGCCAAGATTTGCGCGGTCGATGGGACGGGTGGGTTACGCAACTCGACTTTGTTGGCTCCAATGCCTACGGCCAGCACGTCTCAGATTCTGGGATTCAACGAATGTTTTGAGCCCATGACAACAAATATGTACACGCGTCGAACATTGGCAGGTGAATTTGTTGTCGTGAACAAGTATCTGCTACGTGAACTTCTGGATCGCGGACTTTGGAGCGAGGAACTCAAGAATCGTGTGGTGGCGCTGAAAGGCAGTATTCAGGCGATTGAGGAAATTCCCGCCGAATTAAAAGCCAAGTACAAAACAGTGTGGGAGATTCCCATGAAGGATGTCATCGACATGTCGGCGGATAGAGGCATGTTTGTTTGTCAGAGTCAGTCTCTGAACTTGTGGCAAGCCGACCCCACTTTGTCGTCGTTGACCTCCATGCATTTTTACGCGTGGAAAAAGGGTTTAAAGACGGGCATGTACTATCTGCGTCGCCAAGGAGCCCATCACGCGCAACAGTTCACGGTTGCGCCAAGTGAGATGGTGGCAGATGGGGCGGCGGCGGCGGCGGGGACGGCGGCAGTGGGGACGACGACAGCGACGACAGCGTCTAGTTCTGCGGCATCGACGGAATCTTTGTCGTCTAAAAACGAAGGATATTGCGAAATTTGTTCGGCTTAAGAAAGAAAAAGAAAAATATTTTGCTGCATTGTATTGTAACTTTTGTGTAATTATTTTCTCGCATTTTTTGGAATCGTTTGTTTTTTTTTAGTTTTTTTTGGGGGTTTTGGGAACCTTTTTTCACGCGCCATGTTTGGAATGCCCGACACTCTCAAAGGATGGGCCGTCTTGACGTCGGATTTTCTTCTTGTCTTTGTACTCATCTCAGTGATGGACACCATCTTTTGGATGATTTTTGAGAACGATTTCCAGCGAATGGTGATGAATGTGCAACGAATGCCTCCGCGAAACAATTGGATGAGTGTGGCGACACTATACATGCACATGGTAGCATGTTATTTTTATTTCGTGATTATGGCCAATATGAGCGTATTTGACGCCTTTTGGGTTGGTTTTTGGATCTATGGGGTTTGCGATCTCACGAATTACGCTACGTTTGCAAGTTATGATGAACGTTTTATTGTAATCAACACAATGTGGGGAAGTGTTTTGTTTGCTGTAACAGCGGCCATTTTTTATGTTTATAAGGGCAAAAGTATCTTTTAAAATAAATCAGTGATGGAGTGTTTCTGGGCGACGATAGGCGCTCATCATTCCTGCAAGTCTAGGCCTTGCCGCTTGTTCTCCTCGCTGCCCGAAGATGCGTTTCCAGGTGCGCTGAATGAGCCGCAAGAAGTGCGTTTTTAAGACAGCTATCCTTTCTCCGCCACCGAGTTCGATCATTTGGATGATGTGGGGTTGGAGGAGGAGAGGGGAACGAGAAATGGCAAGATAATTGCGGATGAGAGGATGGGAAATGGGTCCGTCTCTATAACGAAGGGTTTGTAGCAAGTGATGGAAGCACACATCTCCGTTGTTGAGTTCGTGGATAGAATCTGCCATGTCGTGGGAATGGGGTCGATCTGGATGATTATTGGAATCGTTGAAATATTGGAAAATGGAGGAAACGTGGTGGGTGCGGTAAAACACGAGGAAATGGGACCACACTTCGGGAAAGAAGCGATTAATGAAGGAAGGATGAGAGATGAAAGGCGATTCGTGCAAGAACGGAGAGTACAATTCTACTACCGCAAACCAGTATCTTCCGTTTATGGGACTCATTTGATTGACAGGGAATCGGATGAGAGTGGGAGAATGAGGAATCCGATGAATCGGGATGGATGGATGGATGGATGGATGGTCTAGGTTGGTTTCGGGAGATGAATGCAAGAGAGGCTGACACTTATATCATGACTATTAAAATTATGATTTTATATAGAGGATCGGAAGATTCGCCAATCGTCAACAGAGACCGATCATTGGAATGAAAAGTTGCAAATACCGACGAATTGAAAAAATCTTTTCACAACTGAATTATAATTACCTTGATTTTTTGGAATTGAAAATTCGATCATTATAGAAAACATTGGTTGTAAAAGAAATCGTAGAGAATGGAAAAGTCCGTCTCGAAATTCAAACCTATTGATGATCTTACAGATGATGATATTGATGGAATCCTTGGAAAACCTGTTAAACATCTTTTGAGAGAGCTTTTCCGATTCAAGTTGAAGAAATATTACCATTCGAAAATTGAAAACCTGAAAAAAAAGAATCTCGATCAAAATGCCATGGATAAAGCTGTAGAGAAAGCGAGAACAGAGGCTGAAGAGGACGCAAAAGATATTGTATTAATGAATGAAAAAATATGGTGTCGTACGTTTAGTAAATACACATCAAAAGGCTCAGATCATGCAAATGAGTATTTTCGATTTCAGCTCGAGAAATACTTTCGATTAAAATTCGACGAAATTAGGAGAGACAGGAATAAATTTAATGGTCCAACGAGAAAGCTCGCAATAGAAAAAGCGATAAAAGAAGCTGAAAAGCTAGCAAATGAACAAACTGTGAAAATATCTATGGAATGGAAAAAACAAAAAAGTGAAAACAATGAAGCAATAAATTATACAACTAAAGCAAAAGGTTATGATTATAAACGTAAACTGGAAGAATGGAGGTTTTTTTTAGGGGAAACCGTAACATTAGAAGAGATGTTTGCTGTAGAAGATATTGAATTCGATTATTGGAATAAATTCAACAGAAATCAACCAAGATGGAAAATGATTCCAGGTGTCAAAATAGAATGGGCACAAATGAGTAAAACATTTCGAGAAGGGGTAGCCAAAAGAAAAGCCGAAAGAGATAAAAAGAATAAAAAAGAGGGCAAAGAGGACTTGATAAGGATTTATAATGACAAAAATCTAGTCTCTACGGATCATCCCCCGACTGTCATGGATCTCACACATGGCCAAGTGAATGAAATAATCGGACATCCCGTTAGTCGTGAAATGGTTGAGCTTTTTAAATATTACCTGACACAGCTTTTGTTACATAAAAAACCGACAGCACAAGCAGAGAAGATGACAAAAGAGATGATCAAAACATTGGAAGAGAAGCTGCGTCAAAAAGAAAAGGGAATCTACAAAGATGCCATGGAAAAGTGGAATAAGCTATTAAATCAAGATGGAAAAATTACCGAGGAACATGCAATTATGTTGGAAGTCATGGAAAAGCGTTTGACAGATTTACAATCCAGGCCAGATTTGGAATCATCGAAAAATGCTGTCCAAATTCAACTTAAAGAAATACTGTCAAAGTTCCGATATTACAGACCTAAAGAATCGGTCGATTGGGAGAATGTTTTGAACGAGAAATTAGATTTGTCTTCCATATATCATCTCAATTTGGAATATGAATCATTGATTGATTCAAAGGTTCCAGTGGCCGAAGCATTAGAGAGAATCAAAAAGGATTGGTTGGGTTCCAAATATGATTCATTGAAAGTTAAAACATGGATTGCATTTCATACAGAGGTCGCTAAAGCCATGTTTCAAAATATTAATCATGGTCCGCGTAATCAAGTCAAAGATTCTCAAACTCTATTTGATAGGTGTATAAATGCTCTAAAAAAAGACTCCAAGACAACCTTTTTGGAGAACAACTTGAACCAAATTCGTTTTTGTATTTCATGGGTGATTTCAAAAATATTTTCGCAAATGGAAGATATAAATAAATCTAATAGAAATTTAGAAATCTCGTTGGATATTCATGATTTCGAAAAGAAACTTGAGGATGATAGTAGTATCCCAGAAAAAAACCGAAACGACTATATTGCGCTTATTCGATCATTCGATGAATTGAGACAATTACTTGAAGAGGCTGGGCTTTCCAAAGATGATATTTTGAATATGATGGCCATTGACAAAGAAATAACAATGACATATTCATTAATCAAGAAAATAAAACGCAGTAATTATTATCAATCTCTGAATGAGAGAATTACAACGTTGCAGGCAGATTATGACAAAGAAATAATAACTGAACAAGTAAAAAAATCACTAACACACTTCAAGGATGATATCCAAAAAGAGGAAGGAAATAACCAGGCTCAAAAAACTTTCAAGTTTGTCTTAGAAGCTCAGAAAAGCAGCATTGGTATCGGCAAGGAATCACTAATTTTGCCTCTGGTAAATGTATCTATTTTATATCTGAAACGAAAACTTCTGCAAAATACCTTGTATCTTCAAGAAAATTTTGATGAAACCTTTTATGGACATGGGAAAGATGATTTATTCATAGACTTTTTGAGAAGGACTGACATGACTTCTTTAACTGACAAGGATTCGAGAGAAGTGGCAGAGAAAATTCTTCAACAGCATACCGACTTGATGGGATTAATATTTTTCAAAGAAGAACTTTTAGAAAAAGCTGATCGTGAAAAAGAGGATAGCGATGGGAATGTTTCGTCCTCGTCCTCGACCTCGTCATCAGCCTCTACTGAAGAAGAACGCAGTAAATATTATCAATCTCTGAAAGATAAAATTGAAACGTTGCAGGCAGATTATAACGAATTAAAAACTTCACAAGGAAAAGAATCTGAAAAACACTTCAAGGATGATATCCAAAATGAGGAAGGAAATAATCAGGCTCAAAAAACTATCAAGTTTCTCTTAAACGCTCAGAAAAGCAGCATTGATACAGACAAGAAATCACTACTTTTGCCTCTGGTAAATGTATCTATTTTATATCTGAAACGAAAACTTCTGCAAAATACCTTGTATCTTCAAGAAAATTTTGATAAAACCTTTTATGGTCGGGGGGAAGATGATTTATTCATAGACTTTTTGGAAAAGTTTGACAAGGCTCATCTATCTAAGCATGCGAAAGAAGCGGTAGAGACAATTCTTCAACTGCATACCGAGATGGAAAAATTAATGAATTTCAAAGAAGAACTTCTAGATAAAGCTGATCGCGAAAAAGAGGATAGCGATGGGAGTGTTTCGTCACCGTCCCAGAAAACAACAAATCAATCCGTTTCGTCCCCGTCCTCGTCCTCGTCCTCATCATCGTCCTCTGCCTCTCCAAAGCATACAAGATCGCCATCAAAATCTCCAAAAGATTTTGCGTCTTCAGTATTTAGAGAAGAAAGAATATCTCCAGCAATAGTACATTCGTCGTCAGCGTCTGCATCTCCAAAAGATACAATTTTGCCGTCAAAATCGCCAAACGAATCTGCATCCTCTTTATATATATTCGATTCGGATGATAAAAAGCATCTCATTCCTGCAAAGTTGATTGCAGATGACATAGATTCATCAGAAATACCGCGAAATGATCCAAGCAAAATTAAAGAAGCTCGAAGGAAAAAACTCAATAGATTGGCATCAGTTCGAAAAGATCATGTCAATCAGTGTAGGGAATTCATTGCAATTTTGCTAAAAAAATATGAAGATGGAACCAAAAGAAAGCAATTTTATGATAATTTTAAAGAAGGCCTTCTCGATAAGTTGACACCAGAAAATGTTAGACAGAAAGCACAAAATATTGTTTCGGCACTTCGTAGTTCAAAACTTGACAATAGCAAAAATGATGAAGGGCTCCGAATCTTTGAAGAGCGGTTTGAAGAGATACTGAAACTTTATGTCGATCTTCAAGCCGACATAGATTTGGCAGAATTACGTTTAAATGCAATTGAGATCCCTAATTTGGAGTGTGATTTGAAATTGATTGATAAATTACGTGATACTTATATTGATGACGATTTACCAGTCAAAGATTTGCGAAAACTAATGGATGATGTAAATGATCAGAAACGTAAATTGCAAAATGATATTATCATCATCATGCAAGAAGTTCATGATAGGGACCCGTACGAAATTATTGAAGATACGAAAGGTACGAAAGGTACAGGAAAACGAATAATAGAGTTTTTCAAAAAAAAATATCCATCCAATAAAAGCAGTTTTCATGATGGAGTTTTGGAGGGTATTTTCCCAAAAACGATTACAAATGAAAATAAAGAATATCCTACAAAATTTCAGAATCCAGTGGATGTTATCAGGTTTTTTATGATGAATGATAAAGGAAAATATCCTACTTTAGAAACTTCTAAAGGTATAAACCTATTTATAGACTTTGTATTTGATCGTATCACAAAATGCGACGAAGAATCAAAAGAAAAAGCAAAATCGAAATTGAAAGAATTGCTAAATCATTATTTGTATTTTAAAAATATCTCTTTAGAAGAGCTTACAAAAGCGATAAATATTGCTGAAAAGCGCAAAACCAACTCTCCCGTTACTCCAACCGTTGATCCAGTAGAAACAAATGATTTTGATCAGCATGAAGAAACAAATCAGCATCAACCACAAAATGAAGATCCTTTTCCTAGACAAATGACGCAAAACAATACAAAGAAGAAAAAACAATCTCGTCATGGGAGAAAACTTACTTCATCCTCGTCTTCTACCGCGCCTTCCTCTTCCTCTTCCTCTTCCTCTTCGTCGGCGCCTTCCTCTTCCTCTTCGTCTTCCTCTTCCTCTTCATCAGCGCCTTCCTCTTCCTCTTCCTCTTCCTCTTCCTCTTCCTCTTCCTCTTCGCCCTCGACCGCGCCTTCATCGGTGATTCATCCATCACGTGCAATGACAGAGACAGATCAGAAATTATCAGCTTTGTGCTTACGTGAACTTCCTGCCAGGTCAGGATACTTTCAAACCTATAAAAAAATGATATTTCTTTTAGAAAAGACCGTCAAACCATTGACGGAAACTCAATATACAAGTTTTTTGAAAAAAATCGATGATCGCTTGGAAAGGCAAAAAAAAGAAGAACAAAACTTAGAAGAATCTCTTCGTTCTAAGGACTCGAAATCCCAAGAAGCCAAAGATATAAGAAAGGAAATATTGGAATTAAAAGCGGATATTAAGAAATATACATTTCTAAGAGAAGCACTTGGCGAGCACAAAGACAGGAATGATACATATAATCGTCATACAAAAGCATTGGACTATCTAAAAAGGAGAATAGACCATGAAGATGGAACTTTTGAAATTCTTCCCAAATCCAAAGGAGAGATAAGGATTGAAGAATACGAATCGAAGCATGGCCCCATCATTTTGACGAAACCGACACGTAAGAAGAGAACCTATGCCCCACGCTCTGCCCCCGCCCCCGCCCCTGCCCCTGCCTCTGCTACAACAAAATCTAGAAAACCATCGAATCCAAGAGTAACTTCGCAAAGAGCGACACCACAAGTCGTAAGACCAAAAATCAATAGACCATCCGTAATATCTTCCGCAAAGGTCAGAAGAACGACGAACAATAATTCACAGAGATTCATACGAAGGGAGGGAGATGAAGTCATCATGTTCGCCAATCGCCGACGACAAAATGATGTATTGTCTTCTTGTATGAAAGGTTTCTCGAAATGTAAGCCAAGGGGTCATTGTGTTAAGCGACATGACGATTATTTCTTGAAAAGAAAACAATTTCGATGCTCTAGAGGAACAAACAAGTGTGTAGATTTGAATTGCTATTTTACAGATCCCAAGAAGGGCGAGATTGGAGAATTAGATCAATCCCAGGAAAACAAGAAAAATTAGCAAATAATAACAAGCCCTTGAAATATTTTATTGCGTCCATTACAGATACACAATACCTACCTTTTTCATTTTGAAGTGATTAAAAATTGCGAAAAGATTTCGTTTAGCAAAGATAAATTAGTTCGAATGAAAGGGACAAGATGCCGAAAATGGAAGAAGAGAATATCTATGAAGACAAGGGGAGGATCAGGAAGATCAAAAATAACGATAATACCAACATCGTCATTAGGGGTGGGAAACGAAAGCTCAACTCCAAATGGAGAGAGTCAGACATTGCTCGGTGAAACGCAGAGCGATTCGACTACAAATAGAACACAAGGATCAACGGTAATGGATGGAAATGGAACACAACCATCGCGCGAACAGGAACTGCGAGAAAGATTGATTGGAAAAAAAAAGAAGAAACAGCTCGAAAGTAAATTAAGAGAGCAATTATTAAGAAATACATTACTAGGTAATCAGAATAAAAAGAATACAGCTGCAAGTAAAAAGAATAAAGTGAATACGGCTGCTGATGAAGAAGAAAATGATGAAGATTCGACTACAAATAGGACACAAGGATCAACGGTAATGGATGGAAATGGAACACAACCATCGCGCGAACAGGAACTGCGAGAAAGATTGATTGAAAAAAAAAAGAAGAAACAGCTCGAAAGTAAATTAAGAGAGCAATTATTAAGAAATACATTACTAGGTAATCAGAATAAAAAGAATACAGCTGCAAGTGAAAAGAATAAAGTGAATGAAAATGATGAAGATTCAATACCTAGTCTCACTGAAGAAATGAGGCAAATTGCCGAATTAAACAAATTAAAAAATCCTGAGGGGGATGCGACGAGTGGCTCTGATGGCTCTGGATCCTCCGATGACAATTTCTCTGTCTTTGGAGACACGTTTTCGGTAGGAGATCAACAAGATGAGAGAATGTTTGATTTTTTCGACAACGATGTCGATGGTGATGGGGAAGGGATCGATACTAGAAATGGTGATGGAACAAATAATGCCGATTCAGACAATTTAGACCACTCTCTTAGAAGCCCCGAGGGGGATGCGATGAGTCGCTCTAATGACCATAGAAGCCCTCCCAATGGGGATATCGTATTTGATAATTATTCAGATTATGATCCATTCACAGATCCAGGAGCAAAGCGTGCACGAAGACGAGTTTTATTAAACACGCGTAGAGAAGCGCGTCAACGAAGACAAGACGAGGAAAGGGCTGCGCGACAAGCAAATCCTCGTATATCTCCCGTGATTAGGCGAAGATCGCCCCGAAATTGGGAAAATCATCAACGCAACAACGTTCGCTTAAAATGTCCCGATGGATTAATTGCATGCAGCTGGATAGATCCCAAAGGGAAAAAAAAAAGATGCGTAGAACACCGCCCCGATAAACGCCGATCCAAAAAATGCCCCTACGGTTCCCGTCAGTGCGGAGACAAAATGTGTTACGAAATCGGAAGCGGTGAGCGGGTACCCACTGCTTTCGACCGCAATCTCATCACCGTAGCCGACAGGAATAATACAAAAACTCGTCGACGAGAAGCATTAAAGGCTAGAAGGAGAAGGCTCGAGATGGACAAACGTTTGAGACGATTAGTCCGAGATCGAGGAATAAATGTCAGAGATAATCGAGTTTTCATGGATGAGAACAATCTTCCATTTCATTACATACCCAGGGCGGATGGAAAAGGTGGACACTACGCTCACATCGATCCCAATCGGGAGGATCCTTAGATCATGATGAAGAAGATATGGTAGATGCCCTTTTGGAGGACTGATGAGTAAATCTTTTTTTCTTTTATTACTATCAAACTTGGTATTGATCAAGAAGTCTTCCACTTCTCTCATCTTCTTCCTTGTATACCATCCCTCTTCATCCTCTTGGCTGCTTTACCTCCCTCCCTCCCTTCCCCCTCCCCCCCCCACCTCCCCACTCATCCCGATGCAAAACCCTTTTTCCTTTTCTCGTAAAGAAGAATATTCGTATTCCAATATCAATGGGAAAAAGACAGAGAAAGATCTCATTGAGACACAACAAGGAAATAATCCCCGCGACATTCAGCTTTTGGAACGCAAGGGGCGCGGCCCTCCTCGCCGTATTCACATGAAACTTCCTGCGAAAAAAACTTCCATGGCATTGCCTTTTACACCTGATTTCTATGATCCTTTACACTTGATGCGTCCCGCTAGATCCGTGACTATTCAATCACCATCCTCTTCCTCCTCTTCCTCTTTCCATCCTCTAGCAGCTTATGACAGTGAGACGGAACCCCCCGCCATCCGCAAACGGAAAAAGCCCAGGCGAACAGGAAGACGTCGGTACCCCGCAAAACGACGGACGCGTCGGAAATAACTCTTGGACAATCATTTCATTTACATCCTCACCACTAACCCCGTTTCATTGTTCAATAACTTTTCGATGGTTTTGATTAATTTTTTTTTCGTTGCACTATAGGAGCGAATACTCGCTATGCATTCATCCAGAGTTTTCCATTCGACCTTACTTACTTCTGTGCGCTGAAAATTGGTGTCGTCTGCCTCCACTTCTATTTCCATCCCAAGAGGAACCACCTCCTCCGTATTCTCAATATCGGCCGTTTTATGAGTATCTTGCATCGGTCCCAGATCCGATTCGATGTGATATTTGCCTACAAAATATTTATGCTTATACGGTTTGTGGTTTGAGCCCACAAATATTTCTTCAAACGGCAAGACGTGTTCCAAAACTTCAATATCATTTTGCGAGTATCCCGTTTCTTCTTCAAATTCGCGAAGTGCACAGGTCAAATCTGTCTCGTTGTACATTTTGCGACCCTTGGGAAATTCCCACTCGGTCTCCTCCCATTGGGTTTGGCTCTCGGCAAGAAGGGAGTCTAGCGTGACCCATTGATTTTGTATCATGATGCCTTGTTTCAAAATGCTGTATTTGCGCTTTCCAGAACAGGAATCTTCGTTATGAGTGATTGCCACTGCCGAAGATGTTTCCAATACAGATTGTCGACGCAAATTCAGGACCACCGAAGATGGCGAGAGAATCTCTTCCATAGTATCGACAGTTGTCATGGACGATCCTCCTTTGGGAGAAGAGGCGTCTTCCTTCTCCATCATCACCATCTCTTGCAGCTCGGCCACCATTTCGTCTTTGATAGTGACCTCTTCAGAGAGACAACGCAAAAGATCATCGTAGCTGGCTCTTTGCAACAATAGTTTTTCGGCCACGGACATTTCGTCGATGTTGCTGCGCAAATGTCGCAAACTTGTGAGTGGGTATTTGCCTCGTACAACATCGATGAACCCAAAACTGTCTTTTCGACGAATCATCATATATTCGCGCCCCCTGCCATTTCCTTTGTCGCGGAAGACAACCATCCCGAAACTAAGAATGGGGAGTTTGCATTGATTAAATAGATGCCCTGATTTCCCGCAATTGTTGCATACGTTGCTCTTCATCATCTCGATATAAGGGCGAGTACGAAAAAGCGAATTTTTTTTGTTTTTTTTCTTTTTAAAAAAAAACCGAGAACGATATCTATAAAAATTAATCTATGATCATCGTCTTTAGGTTACTTTAAAACAGAATCGGCGAAAAATAATGGACAAGAACCAAGATTTGAATCCGCGCATTTGGGGACCTCACTTTTGGCATACTCTCCACACCATTGCATTTCAGTATCCGCATTTTCCAACCGCAGCGACCAAGCGAAAATTCTACGACTTTGTGAGATTCATTCCATTCTTCATTCCCGAGAAAAATATGGCCGCGGATTTTGAAGCCCTTCTCGATGTCTATCCCGTGACACCGTATCTCGACACACGAGACAGTTTTGTTCGATGGATGCACTTTATCCATAACAAAATCAATGAGAAATTAGAAAAACCTCATATGAGTCTCCATGAATTTTTCCGTCAATATTACCAAGAATACAAAGAGGAACGCTACAAGAAGCTAGAGGTAACCCAATTTTCGCGAGTCTACCTTCACGGAGCGGTACTTCTCCTTTTGGTCTCTACAATCTACTACTTTTATTTTCGTGGATCATAATTAATAGCGCTTTCGTTTATCAATAGGGGGAGACAAAGCTTTTTTAACCAAACGCCCTTTTAAATACCAATCATTGCAAATATGGCAAATCGTAGCAGGAGCGGGAGTCGGAGACGATCATTATTTCACACCCAAAGTCGACGGAAACGGGGACGAAAAGGAGCTTACCGTTCGATGGTCGGGGGACGCCCTTTTGTGGAAGGAGGGTTCGGCTGTGTTTTTCGACCGCAACTTATGGCCAAAAATTGCGACAATTCCAATCGCACTCAACGTGTAAGTAAAGTGATGGAAACAAAAGACGCGACCGAAGAAATAATGGAGATCCAAAAGTTGAAATCGATCATTAAAACCATTACTCACCACGAACGGTATTTTTTGGTTGGCGATATCAATTTGTGTGAAATCGATCATTTTTCGGACGAAGATTTGAATAACTATGAGAATACGTGCACGGATATGGTGGCCAAGGGATATACGAGAAATGTAATTAACCAGGAATCGAGCAAATCCAAACTTCGAATGCTGACGATGCCCTTTGGCGGCATTAGTCTTTATGATGTGTTTCGTTCGCCTCTTTTTAGTTGTCGGGACCTGCAAAATTTGCATCTCAAACTGATTGATCTATTAGACAATGCAATCATCCCCATGAACAATTTAGGCGTCTATCATTGCGATGTCAAAGCAAGTAATATTTTGGCGGTGACAGAGACCTGGACATTAAAATTGATCGACTGGGGATTTGCCATCACCATTACGAAAGAAGAAGCCAAACTCGTTTTGGACGCCAAACGAAATCATCATATGATGTCGCGAACTCGTCAAAGTGGGGGAGGAGGAGGAGGAGGAGGAGGAGGAATGAGCGGCGTTTCCAGTCACCAACCATTTCATCTAGCTCAGAATCCGCATCTGAGAGTTCCTTCGCGGCTCAAAAATTTGATGTTTGCGTTTAATATGCCCCTGACTGCAGCACTAAACAATGACAATTTTGTTCGCAAATTTATCTTGAGAAACAATCATTTGTCCAACTATGATTTGGCCCAAAAGACGTTGACGACCCTCTTCTTTAACCCCAAATCTGGTTTTTCGCGACGCCTGGAAACGCTGAAAATGGATTATGGTCTCATCAAGACGGTCTCAAAAGATCCATCACTGCCTCCGACGTATTTGGAATTTTGCTGTCAACGATATGCGGAAGTCTTGGGAAAATACCGAGATGCCAGCGGATTTAACCACCATAAATTTTGCTTTTCGGAATATATTGCCAACGTCGACATATATGGTCTAATGTCGGTATATTTGGAAATCCTGATTGATTACAATCAGCGCCCCACTCAGCAAACGTTTCATCAAAAACTCAACGATTATAAAATGAAAATGGATCATATTGTCAAGGGCGGCCATTCCGTCACTCATCGAAAAAAAGAGGAACTTCTGAAAGGAATCAAGTCAGACGCAGAGAAGTACAAAGCTTTGTATGCTACTCGTTTGCGTACACCCGAGATGGACAAGAAAATGCAACGGGTCATTATTTTTGTAGCATGGGTGTATAAACATTCGCATATGCTTATTGATTTGGGGGAATACAAACGGCTTTTGCATGCGATTTCTTTTGTGTGAATTTGTGGCCGTATGAAAAATTTTAATATTTTTAACATCTTAAGAATCGCAAATCCAAAAATTTATTGAGAGAAAAGAAAGGAAAAAACGAAGATCTCATGACCAGCCAAGTGAGCAGGGAGAAATGGCATGCGATGATGGTGCATACCGATGGAAGACTTCGAGATGGTCCATTGCAAACAGCCAGAGATTATCAAGTGGCGGGTGTGAACCGATTGATTCAATCAGGTAGACGGGATCATTTTTTTTATAACGATGGAAGGCATAAATTCACGGTGTCTCCATATATTGCAAAAGTGTATAAAATTACAAGAGAAGACGGGACTTATTTTTTCATCAGCAAAGGAGCGGAAGATTTGACAAATTTACGCTCGCTGGCGAATCAACAACAACCAGGCGGCGGAAGTACGGGTGTCACCCATCTTGCTAGTTTTTCGTCGGCGGCACCATCGGCGGCACCATTGGTGACATCATCGGTGACATCATCAGGGGCATCATCGGCAGCACCATCGGCAGCACCATCGGCGGCACCATCGGGGGCACCATCGGGGGCATCATCGGGGGCATCATCGGGGGCATCATCAGGGGCATCATCAGGGGCATCATCGGGGGCATCATCGGGGGGACCATCGGGGGCATCATCTGGGGCATCATCATTGACACCATCGGCGGCATCATCGGCGGCATCCTTAGAATCTCCCTTTAAAAAATTGTCTCAAATCATTACTCTGAATGGCCATGGATCAAAATCGAATGAGAGATTTAAGTTACCTAAAAATGCATATGTTTTAGTGCCTCATGAAAGAGGGTTAAATCAACCCTATACGATTGATTGCCCTGGATATCGAGACTTAAATAGTGGTTTATACCAGAAAAAAAGATTACTTCCATCAACAAAAGGATATAAACTTTATCTGCCAGGAAAATATTGTAATCAATTAGAAATTGACCCATTTGCTAATTTTGATCTTGCTGCAAGTGGATCATCAACACCATGCGATGATTTATCACGATTGACACATGCAAATAAGCAGATTATGCGACGATGTCTGCATGATAACCAAAAATTTTGCTTAATCAATCTCTCCATGCCCGATATGTCTGAAAATTGGCACGACGAAAAAGATTCTGAGGGTGAAAATATTAAAAAAGTAAAAATTTGTGGTCGTACCGACTTGAGGTCTGTTGTCAAAACTATTAGTCAAGTAATCCACAACGATTTTGTTTTAATCGTATACACTTGTAATGAAGCTGACAATTCCGATGATGTGAATGTGCTAAAACTTCGACCAGTCGATATACAAGGAGAAGACATCTTTCAGAAACTGAAAGAATTATTTATCAAAGAGTCTTCTACTCCATGGGTGGCTCTTTGCCACGAAGGACTTCCCATAGAGATAAAAGCCGCAAGAGATAATCAGATAAATGCCTACAATCGGGCATACGATCATTTTACGAGTACAATGGATGCAAATACATTTAAATATAATAGCGGCAAATATAATTGTGACTTCGAGAGGATACCAGATCAGACCAATGTTTACAAAGCAACGACAAAACAGCCAGCAACATATTATGTTTCTAGGGACAAAGCAAGTCTTATTGTATTTCTTGAAAGTCGCAATTTCCAAATAACTAGCAACAATAAAGTCGTTCCACAGGATGGAGGCCGAACCCGTTCAAAAGGAAGACGAAAACGAGGAGGAGGAGTGGGAGGAGGAGGAAGAGGAAGGAAAATAAGAACACGGAAAATGTAGATTAGGCTTCTTCGGCGGACATGGCGGACGATCCTTTTCTTCTGTAAAACAGGCAGTAAGCTTGGGGGGTCACTAATTTGCTCGCGATTTCTTCCAACGTTCCCTCAAGTTTCATACAATTTGTATCATTGAAGAAATACCATTCATTACACTTGACCTTCACAAAACAAGTATAGTGCCCTCCCAAAACTCCACCATGATGGTGACAGACCGCAAACAAATCGTAATGAAAGCTGTCTTTTTCGTAGCCGATCGCAAATTCAGATAAATCCAAATTCTCAAGGGGAAATGTCACTTGGCATTGATTTTTTTGACCGAATGCATTGAAACGCTTAAGATCTAAAACCAAAATACGAGGGAAACTCCAAAAAACGATTTGTTTCAGAGCATCAATGGTGTTACCATTCTCCAGTTTGAATGCATTCTCACCCGTCAGCAATTCTTGACTGACATACCATTCAAAACATTGACCTAGGGAGACTTCCGATGTCGTGGGGGAAATTTGGGCGGCGGTTGGATCCATGAGGGGCAAATTGATCATAAAATATGGCTCGGGTGTGGTGCTGACTATCTGTCCCGTCGTCCCATCCAGAATCATGTTCACAGACACGCCGTGGAAAAAGTCCAGACATTCGGAATAGTCTTTTTGGTAATGCATTTTGAACATTTTGAAGCACTTGATGGCGAGAATTTCATATTGAGATACGACATCGTTCTCTTCGATGGTGACGTTGACTTCGCGTGCGAGACTGTTGTGAAAGCATTCAATCAGGAACATCAAAAATTCAGGAAGATCGTTTTGATTATAGCCTGAAAATAGATTTCGATCTTTGGATGCAGCAATCGCGTGAGTGGTTTGGACGAATTTATTTGGAGTGACAATAACATTGGGTTCCGTGACAGAGAAGACCAACGATTGTAGCGCAATATATTCTTGCAACATCGTTGTGTTGTCCGATGACTTCATATGTCGTCTTGTACGCGGGTCTCTCAAAAAGGTGTTGAATTCGTCGATATGGAAAAGGACTTGAAGACAACTGTTCATAAAACATGTATTTCCCACGTTACGTAGACCGACGACTCCCCTTGGATGATGAGATTGCATGGCAGGGTGACGGGAGGGGGGGGGACGGGGCGGGGGTGAGATGGGGTGAACGAAAAGAGTGCTTGAATATGATTTGAAAGATATGATCCTAATTATTTAAATTGTGTTTTTTTTTGAGACGTGAAGGAAATATAAAAGGAGTTGTCACGAATCGTTTAATTTGGATTAACATATTTGGTTGATTTCCAAATCAAGTATATATATTTATTTCGTTTTTAAAACTCATCATTTTGATTCTAGGACCGTTCATTTTTTTTTGTATTCTATTTTTTTGGGTGGATTTTCTTCATCCATGTATTATTATGATTATTTAAATAATCCATATCAACCTTCTTCTGCTGCTCCTCATCCTTCCCCTCCTCCTGCTCCTCCTTCTGCTGGTAGTTTCCCACCATCTGTGAGATCACCAAATCGATATTCAGAAGCTCTTTTGACTTATTATAGTTCATACTATCATGAAACTAGTCGGCAAATAGCCGTTCTTCACCAAAGGCAACAAACTATCATTGATGCCATTCATCAGATGACAACTCATCCTATCTCCAGTGAAAGCAATCAACGACCGCCTTTACGACCTTTTTATCATCAGCCTTCTTATCATCAGCCTTCTTATCACCAGCCTTCTTATCACCAGCCTTCTTATCACCAGCCTTCTTATAATCATGCTTCATGGTCTCGTCAAAATCCTTCCTTAAATACTACGGAAACGCCAGTGCCGAATGCATCCAACCGTCCTCATTCGCAGAATTCTTGGCAGTATTTATTGCATAACTTGATGATGAACGGGATGTCATCTCCGTCTACTAATGCTCCCATACCAACACCCAGCCCGATTCGTACATTGAACAGCGAAGAAGTAACAGCTAGTACTGAACGATTCCGCTTTTATGCGATTGAAAATCCATTGAATAACGAATGTCCTATTTCGCACGATGTGTTTCAGGCAGACACAATAGTTTTACGACTGCGCAGATGCGGTCATATTTTTAGTCCAGGAAATATTACACAATGGTTGATGAATTATAGTGGCGTTTGTCCCATGTGTCGAACTCCTAGTCGAGTCAATATTTCTTCTTCTTCTTCTCCTTCTTCTCATTCTCCTTCTCCTTCTCCTTCTCCTTCTCCTTCTCCTTCTTCTTCTGCGGCATCATATACTGCGCCGATTGCAACCCCTTCTCCTTCTCCTTCTTTACGGTACCTATCCTCTTTGGCGTTCCAAAGAAACCATAACGAAATCGAGGAAGGAGAAATTGTGGATGAATTTTTTGTAGAGACGGAAGAATTGCATAACAGTGACCGCGATGGGCAGCAAGAATCTGAGGACGATGACAGTGACTATGGTATGTCGTCGTCTTACAATATCCGCATCACAAATACTGACGCCGATTTGAATGACCTTCCCATTGAGCTTGCTCCAGTTTCGGCTCCAGTTTCACCTCCCGTTGCATCCCCACTTCCTACTCCTTTTCCAACCCCGTATCCAGTTCAACCCCCAGGTCCTCTCCCCTCGGTAGATGCCCGATCCCCGCTTCTTAATCAATTTCAAAATCTTACAAGTCGTGTACTTCAACAAGTTCTCAACCCCAATATGTCTTTAGATGCTGCCAATAGCCAATTATATTACGATGCAAGTAATAATGAATTTGTTGTTCAGGGTTTTTTTTTCGACGCCAACCATTCCAATTCTTATGCGAATCATTAACAAAAAACACACAAAAAAGAAGATTTTGATTTTAAAAGCCTCATTTCAAATTCCTCATAGGATTGACAAAGTAATATTTTTTTATTTCCATTTGCTTTTTCCCGCCCCTTTTCATCATATGAGACCCTTTCTGATTCCCCTATTTATTCTTAGTATCTCGGGTTTATCGGCGCTTCCAAACCACAAAAATAAGTTGTGGAAATCATTCATGAAATGCTGGTCGACACCCGAGCCATCTCCTCCTTCGCAACCTCATCCCGAATCGCCATCTCAAGATATGGAGCTTACTCCACTCACGAAACTTATCTTATGTGATTATTACAAATACTTGTTCTTCTATTATATTGTTTACCAAGGACTGCGTAATCATACAGACAATTCCGAGGACCTAATAAGTGTCTCACAAGCTCCAGATCTCATCAATCCCGAGTCAATATTTCCCAACTTGATCTCCGTCACCATAACAAATGCGCTCAATTTGAAATCAGGAGATATCGAGACCCAATATGAAAAACGATACGATATAGGAAAACGCGTTGTCGAGAGCAATCCGAATTATTATCCTTTGGCGGCTTTCCCTGATACTGTCAGTGTCGAAAAGGCTTCCAAGTCGATGCTTATTATCTTTAGCATCGTTTTTTTCAAAGGCGTGAAAAATGCAGAATAAAGGAAAGTTGTTACTTCTTTAGCCAAGATGCTATCGATGTATCATCGTCCTCTTCGTCATCTTCCTCCACTACATCACTGGGCGACTTTTCGTCCCTTTTTGATTTCTTTCTTTTCAGGATTTTTTCTTCGCCTCTCTTTCTGCTTTTGATTTTCTTCTCAATTTTGACATACTGCAATTTTGTACGTTTGGGTCGAGATCGTTCCTGTATCTCGCCATTGTCCTGGTCCTTTTCCTTCTTCGCTCCTTCTTGATCGCGAACTGCAAATACGTCCATTTCGCGCATGAGTTCCCGTGTCTCTTTCAAGCGCGTGCAGTCCTTGATTGGGTAGCGCATAACTCGTTTTTGATATTCTTGTGGTACTTTTGGAACCATGAGTTCGAGCACGTCTTCAAAACGTTCTTCTTGGAGAGTTAATTTATTGTCGTCAGAAAGTTCATCTGACTTTGACATTGTTTTACCAACAACTGAGAAACAAAGCAAAACGAGAAACCAAATTTGTTTTTTTTGAAATTTTTGTTTTGTTAAACTATCATCCGCCAAAATAAAGGGCAGGATTACTCCGTAATTCGTTCCAATGTCTGTAATGCCATATAACAAGCATATTGTTCAGCCTTTCGTTTGATTTTATGCTGGCCAGTTCCCAACAAAATACATCGTTTAGCATAAGCAGCTTGTCGAAATTCTTGTATCGAATCCATATCCCGCAAACTAGCATATTTATGCATAGTAGTGTCTTGATGTTTTGATCCGATGTCCGATGCCATATCCAAAAGGACCGCCATATTGTACCCCGTAACTGGATGATTGCTCATCTCAATATATGTTGGGGTAACTCGAAACTCCTTTTGGATTTTTACTTGCAAACTATTTTTGTAATTGTCGTCAATCTGAATGAGAGAAACCCAATCGATATGGTTTTCAAAGACAGATTCCACAAACTGCTGGGCCATGCGCATTCCATCTTGGTTTGAACGGTTGAAATCGAGATACAGAGCAGCGAGAAAAGATTCGAACAAACAACCCAATTTTTTGAAGTTTGTGCGAATCTTTTTTTCCTCTGCGTGACGGGAAAGTAAGAGCCAAGTATGAAGCTTCATTTCCATCGCGAGTTTGCCAAGGTTTTCATTTTTTACAATCGAAATTTTTTTCTCTGTCATGAACCCCTCATTTTCTTTAGGGAAACGTCGGTATAAATAAAACTTGGTAATAAATTCTAGAATTCCGTCGCCAAGATATTCCAGACGCTCGTTCGATTTGGATTTTAGTGGGATAGGGTTTGTTGGGCAGCTAGGAGGCGAGATGGAATTAGAAAGACCCAAAGGGGTGGGCAGGGGTTTAGGGGTTAGGGATAACCCTCCACATCCCGCCCCTTTTTTTAGGTAGGAGCGGTGCACAAATGCCCTCTTGTAGAGTTCTAAATTATTTACATGAGGTGGAAGCCCATACATGGTGAGAATATTACATATATCGTCTCGCGTAATTTCACGATTCATGGGATTATGGTCTTTCGAAACCCCTATCTCGCTACTTGATATCATTTTCTTGAGCAAATTATTTTTCCGCACAAATGAATCTTCTTTTGAACGCTTTTTAATATTCTTTCTAGTCTTTTCACTCTTTCCACTCTTTCCACTCTTTCTACTTTTATAAACTTCTTTTTATATATTATTTTATTTCCTGCCGCACAAGTATTTTTTTTTCTCTTATCCCTAATCAAAACCGCCGCCACTCTTTTCTTAGCCCCGTCTTCTATCGTATTTCCCCTTTCCTTACACCCCTTTATTTTTTTTCGATGGCTATTATGGTTGCCCGCAATGGGGCTGGTCGATTCCTCAATACCATTACTAGTCGCACGATTCAGAGTGGTGGATCTGTCGGTGGAGACAAAAAGGCAGGGACTGTCTATATTAGTGGTTCTTGGCCTTTAGGAAACTGGAACAATTTCATGGGTCGCTCCAACAAATACAGCAATCCTCCATTATGGTTTAATATGTATTATACAACACGTAGACCCGTTCAGCAATCAGGTCGCACCATGGTTCTTGTTCACGGAGTCAGTGGACTGGGATAAATGGTGTTACTTTGGATTTTTGTTTTGAATATTCGCGTGCTTTACCTGAATAATTTCTTCGTCTTCTTCGTGAATTTACGTCGTCGAGTCTTATTCCTATTCTTTTTTCGCATCTTTTCTTTTCTATTCGCTCCTCCTGTGCGTCTTGTAAAATACCGAACAGGGTTGGGGAAATAGTTTTTACGTTCATCAACTTTATTTAAATCTACACTTGCCCAATATTTATTTTCAGCTTCAATTTGTTTTTCTTCGAAAGAACAATCGGGTGGAAACCTAAAATCGAACTGAAACTTAGCTTCATTCAATTTGTCAAAGAGACCGAGTTGATGAAAGGTGTCTAGCACACCATTAACCATCTCCTCTTGATTCTTGGCTCTTAAAACATACTTTTCATAATAAGTAAGTGCGATTATCAGAGCCCTTTCTTCATCAGTTTTTTGAAAGGGATTGCGGTCTTTTTTGGCTCTCATGTTTATATAAGCATTTGCCGCATTTTTTAAATTAACCAAAAACATGTTAAATATAGGCTTCTCTTCTTGGGACGATTGCTGCACTTCTGCTGTGGGCTCTTGTGCCACTACTTGGGACGATTGCTGCACTTCTGCTGTGGGCGCTTGCAGTACTTCTGCTGGGGACGCTTGTGGCACTTCTGCTGTGGGCGCTTGCGCCACTACTGGGGACGCTTGCGGCATTCCTGGGGCAACTTTATTATGTATGAGAAAATGGGGGGGGGTGGGGGGGGTGGTTAAAACAGGCTAAAGTAATTGTCTCAATATTAACTTCAACTCAACAAAAAAAATTATGTTACCTTCATAAAATTATTTATGGTACCTATGTAAACAAACCATTTCTATTCCTTCCTCCTCCCCATCTCCCCCAACTCCGCAGCCTCCCAAAAATGAAAACAAAACAAATGACTATGGAATCTCGTCAATTTATTTTGTTCCTCATCGCTCTCCTTTTTTTGTCAGGTCTTTATACTCTTTGTTTACATGGGAATATGCCCATGCAAGGTTTCGATTTTTATGAAGGATTTGACAATAGCTCCAACGCTATCGCGACGACTTCACCTCCAGCCACAGCAGCCTCCATTCCCCAAAATTGTCCTAACCTTTTGATTCAAAAAGGGTCGTCTATTTACTTGTATAATACACGCAAACAAGAAGTCCCAGGCGTTAACCCCATTCAATTCCAAAACCTGGAAGAATATTCCGAGTTTATGTCTTGGCAAAAGAGTCAAAATATCAGTTGCCCCGTTCTATTTTTGCAGCAGACGTATGATCCCCAAGGACAAGAAGTCTATCGCGCTCGCCCAGATATTATGGAACCCCAGGGAGGCATCAATCCTGCCCAACCCGAAACTCGACCAGCCAATTATAAACAGAATGGACCGCAAATGATCAGCGATCCTTCGGGCGTTGCTGCGCCCACCACCACCAACAATGGCCTAAACCCTCTTTACAATCCGTATTTGAATCCAATGAACACGAACCCTACGATGCTTTCTGACGCAACGATTGATCCTCCTTTCAATACCAACGAATATCCAGCCTATGATTCTTCGTCTTATTATGTTGGGCGAACTACGCCCCTCGACCAAATGGACCAGTCCGAAGCGACTCGATTGCCCCAGTCTACAAATGCCATGGCTCCCAATTGGGGCGGGACGACATTCACTCAAATGGCCATCGACCGAGGAGACTTCAAAGGGAATGAAGTTGCCATAAATGTACCTTAAGCTGCTTTTATTTTCCTTTTACGATGTTTTGTCGACAATTTTCAAAACATTCGCCAAGGAAACTTTGGCTTCATTTAGTTTGTTAAGAGAGTCCATGTTAGTTACAAAATCGTCTCCGTTCCCCAGGGCATTCGCTGCAGCCTCAACCATTTTCAAACCCACCAATTCGTCTAAGGAATATACCATATCTTCATATTGGGTTCGATAATTAGAAATATGAAGTTTGTCTTGCAAGCGTTTTACTTGACCTTTGACTTGCGATGCATACATTTCTGAATTGGACGCAACTCCATCCGATGATTTAAATATGCTGGTAGTGCCAGTGGCATTCCCACTGTCGTCATTATTATTGCTCAGACCCTCTCTTAAGTTGGGAGAAAACGGGGAAGTGGATGTTTGGAAATAATTGGTAAAGTGCATTTGCAGATTAAGCGCACGATATAATACATATACAAAAAAGAAAATAGCAATCACCGTAATTCCGATAACAACAAATTCCATGGTCAGGCAAGACGAATGGGATGGGATGGGATGGAATGGAATGGAATGGAATGGAATGGGATGGGGACAGCAACAAAAAATATATTTGAAATGATTTTTTTGTTTTCTTTTCTTTTGTTTGGTTTTGTTTTCATGAAGAAATTTACCCCAAGAAACTGACGAGAGATTCCACGACATTTTCGCCTAGGCGACTTTTCCCAACACGAACATGGGTCAAAGCGAGAGACCCTTTTTCTTTCAATTGATTTACCAAATTTTGAATCGTACCAAACTCCCGCATGATGGCAGTTGCGACATTTCCGCCAATGTGAGGGATTTGGCACAACATAATTTCGCCAATATTTTCCTTTGTAATGTTATGTTTCTTCACTTTCTTGACAACATGACAATATGGAGCGGCAGCAGGATCAATCACGGCAACAGCAGAAACCGATTCTACTTTTGTTTCTATCATTGTCTCAATGGAGTTTTCCGCTTCTACCACTGCTGGCGTCGGCCCTTGATAAAACAATTTTCGACCTGTATCTTCTCGCCTCAATTTTACCACCGTCTGTAGGATCCATGTGGCCGTCTCCGTGACATTCGCTGTGCGTATTACGGAAAAACCTCGATGGAACAAAAGAGATGTCATAGATGACAAGACCTTCTTTTGCTGCGCTCTTCCAAATTTGCCGAGATTCCCCTCGATCAAATAAATTTTGTAGTGGTTGTGTAATTGAGGAAGGGCATGTTCCATGCGAAATTTTTGCTCGTCGTATCGACTGTCTTGAATACTGGCCAAAAGATCCGTTATGCTTTTGCGCTCGATGACACAAATTTCTTCTTGCTCACCGTCTCGCCGAATGACAATGTCTCCGATCGGTAGATTGGCACTAGCTATTCGGAACGGAAATCGTTGCTGGTCTCCATGAAATCCTTGCCCATCTCCCTCCACTAATTGCTTTTCTATTTCGATCCAAAGACTTCGCTCTCGCTGATCAATTTCCACAAGGTAAGAGGCAGCCGCTTGGGATTTTTTGGAGACACTCATGGAGAAAAAAAACACAATGGAGTGGAATACAACAGTTCATCAATAGAAACGACCCATTGTCTTTAAACTCTTTTCGCCATTAAAGTCGATTTCCAGGCGTTCATATCGTCGACCGTTTTGACAGGTTTCATGAGAAGGTTAACCGTTTTTTCAACCGACATTCCCGCAATCTTGCTGGTTTTGTCGTCAGTCGAATAAGAGAATAAAAAATGAGGGTTCTCAGTGTCGTGCGAAATTTGCAGACCCAAACAAAATTCAATGGAGTAATTCTCAAACGTAAAAGGACGGGAAATGCCAATCACTTTCATGAGAGAATCAAAGACCACCAAAAAATGTATATATTTATTTCGCAAATTAACGCCTTGGCGATGAATATGGACGACAAACCAGGTATTGAATCCATACGCAACTCCGCATGAAGATCCTCGAAATTCTTTAAACAGTTTGGGTACATGCGAATTGATCTGAATGATATTGAGCTCGTTTTTGTTGTAGTCCACTTCGCCAATTTGCATAGGATACCATTCATATACAAGACAAACTTTGTTTAGTTGAGGATGGAAAAAAAACACCCAATTTTTTTGGGATCTTTGTTTCGGAAGAAATGTGGGGCGAATGAAACGAGTCGTAAGAAACGATGTCTTCGGATCGAGAAGGGATACGCGATCAATACAGACGCCGATTTTTTTGATTGATTCATTCCATCCACATCCCACGTAATACCATTGGCCGTCGTGATGAAAAATACGGACATCTTCTAGCCCTTGCCATGGAAACGAGGGATGCACAAGATCCGAATGAACTATGCGGGACTCGGCCGATGTGATACGATCCAAATTGGCATCTAAATAATCGATATGAGTGAGACTGATGGTTTTCAATCCGCAGCGGGACACAAAAGCATAA